CATAGGTATGTTCATAGTCTCACATCTTAAGAGACCTCAACAAGGAAAGGGACATGAAGATGGGAAACAAGTCACTCTGTCAGATCTTAGAGGGTCAGGAAGCATTGCTCAACTCAGCGATTTCGTCATTGGACTCGAACGAGACCAGCAATCGGACGGTGAGACCAATATTAGAGTTCTTAAAGCAAGATATAAGGGCGCATCTACTGGACTTGCGGGGAACCTCTACTATAATACCGACACAGGTAGACTTAGTGAGTGCGGTAGAAGCACAGTGGGACAGGATAGATCAGCTGGACAAGAGGCTTTCTAAGTTAGAGGCAGAACATGAACCTAGAAGGACAATCTTTAACGAGAGGTTAATGAAATGAATCTTGATCTAGTAGTTGACATAGAAACAGATGGACTGCTACCTGATGTTACCAAGGTACACTGCATAGGTATGACAGTAGTAGGAGCACTAGCTGGTCAGGTCTTTGCTAACTATGAGCCTTATGATTGTCTTGAAGATGCTCTAGAGATTATGTCTAAAGCTAAGTCTTTAACAGGACATAACCTCATAGGCTATGACCTCCCAGTTCTTAAGAAGATACTAGGATGGACACCAAGTAAGAGTACAGAGATCATTGACACCCTGGTTATGTCACGCCTCTGTCACACCAGTCTTAGAGAAGTGGATGCCAAGGAGAAATTCCTAGCACCTAAACTCTGGGGTAGTCACAGTCTCAAAGCTTGGGGCTTACGCTTAGGAGTGGAGAAGACAGAGTTAGCAGGTGAGGATGTTTGGTCTGAGTTCAACTTTGAGATGGGTGAGTACTGTGTGCAGGATGTCAATGTTACTTCTATACTTAAGGAACACTTTGAGGAACTGCCATACAGTGAGGAAGCTATCCAGTTAGAGCATGAGTTTGCTAAAATAATACAACGTCAAGTTGAGTATGGGTTTAGCTTTGACATTAAGAAAGGCCAGGAACTATATGTTAGTCTACTTCAACGCCAAGAGAAACTAGGTAAAGGACTTAGGAAAGCATATGGTAGTTGGTATGTTTCTGATGGAGAGCTAACTCCTAAGAAGAGTAACAAGGCTAGAGGTTACACAGCAGGAGACAAACTTACACGAATCAAGAAGGTAGAGTTTAATCCTAACAGTAGAGATCACATCTCTCTTAAGCTTAAGCAACAGGGCTGGAGTCCTAAAGACTTTACTCCTAATGGCAAACCTAAGATAGATGAGTCAGTACTTAGTAAATTAAATCTACCTAACTGTAAAGAATTAAAGGAGCACTTTCTAATAAGTAAACGAATCTCACAACTAGCGGAGGGTGATAATGCTTGGCTTAAACTGGAACGGAATGGACGTATCTATGGTGGGGTTAATACTAACGGTGCAGTCACTGGGCGTTGTACTCATAGCCGCCCTAATGTCGCTCAAGTTCCTGCCTCATACAGTCCGTACGGTACTGAGTGTAGGTCTTTGTTTAGAGGGGGTAAAGACAGGCTTCTTGTTGGTTGTGATGCTGATGGCCTTGAACTCAGGGCTTTAGCAGGCTACCTTAAACGATACGATGGAGGAACCTATGCAGAAGCAGCAGTCAGTGGCACTAAAGAAGCTGGAACTGACATACATACTATCAATATGCGAGCACTTGGAATCGACTCAAGAGATGTTGCTAAGACTTTTTTCTACGCATTCATTTACGGAGCAGGAGACGCTAAACTTGGTACAATTCTTGGTGGAGGAGCGAAGAAGGGTAGAGATTCCAGAGCTAGTTTTCTGGCTGGAGTCGATGGTCTTATGGAGCTTACCAACAGAGTTAAGCAGGTATTCAGAAGGCGTGGGCATCTCGTTGGTTTGGACGGACGGAAACTCCACATTAGAAGCGAGCACTCTGCTTTGAATACATTGTTACAGAGTGCAGGTGCAGTACTAATGAAGAAGGCTTTGATCTTACTGGATGATACACTTCAGATGGAAGGTATGAAAGAGGGAGTAGACTATGAATTTGTAGCTAATATTCACGATGAATTTCAGATTGAGGTATACTATAAATATGCAGGAATCATCGCACAACACGCAGCTGAATCTGTTTCAAGAGCTGGAGCCTACTTTGAATTTGACTGCCCACTTTCCGCAACTAGCCACATTGGAGAGAATTGGAGCGAGACCCATTGATTCCATAGAGGAGCTGGCTCAACTATGGATTAGTAGTATCTCTATGGGTATGAGTAACTGTCCTTATCGTCATGGAAAGGAGAAGTCTAGGTATAGACGGAAGGTAGTATCAGGGTTTATTGGTTGGTTGTTTGAGTACAGATGCCAGGATTGTTGTCAAGTTAATCCTACCAAAACTTTAGACTGTCATCACATAGATCCTACTAACAAGATAGATAGGGTATCACAGATAGTGAAGGGTGGTAACTACCAACAAGGTTTAGAAGAACTGTTAAAGTGTGCTTACTTATGCAATGTGTGCCACTATAAACGACACGCTAACTTAGGAGATATAGATGAAGACTTCAAGGCTATTAATAGACGGAGACATACTTACATACAGAACTTGTTGGGCGTGCCAGACGCAGGTACAATGGGATGATGACATAGTTACCACAGCTACTAACTTAAAGGAAGCAAGGTCACAAGCTTTGTCTACCATAAACTACTGGCAGGAACAGTTAGGTGTGAGTGAGGTGGTTATATGTTTCTCTCCTAAAGGTGGAAAATATTTTAGACACAATATTTTAGAGAGTTACAAGGCCACAAGAAAAGCCTCACAGAAACCTATGGGATACCATTCTCTAGTGGACTACTTGAAGAGTACCTTTGAGTATGTCCAGGTTCCTATGCTAGAAGCTGATGACACACTAGGTATCCTGGCTACCAATGGTGAGTATGCTCGTAACATTATTGTCAGTGTTGATAAGGATATGCTAACGATACCATGTGAGTACTACAACATAGACAAGCAGACTACTGAGGTTATTACTGAGAGAGCTGCTGATTATATGCACTTATATCAGACCCTAGTTGGTGACTCTACAGATAACTACAAGGGGTGTCCAGGTGTTGGACCTAAGAGAGCTTCAGATATACTTACGTGGGTTCCACAGTGGGCTGGTGTACTGTCAGCCTTTATGAAAGCAGGACTAACAGAAGCTGAAGCATTAGTACAAGCAAGGGTGGCTCGTATCTTAAGAGCTGATGACTATAACTTTGATACAGGAGAGGTGAGATTATGGGAGCCGTCAAAAAACTAATGTACTGTGAAGAGTGTGGTAAAGAAGCAACAGATCATATGAACTATTGTTCTGAGCTATCAGCAGAAGAGGATCAGATGAATGATCAGTGGAAAGGTGGAGCTACTAACATCAGACCTCCTTACTATGCTAAGTATAAGATAGATCCTTGGACATTTATTATTAAGAATCAATTAGGCATGGACGTAGGTAGTGTAGTTAAATATGTAGTCCGACACCAAGATAAGAACGGAGTCGAAGACTTAAACAAAGCAATTAAATGTATTGAAATGATGAAGGAACATTATTATAATGACAAAGGTTAAAGGGTATAGTAAAGAGAAGATGGATAAACAACTTAAGTTAATCTTTAAGGACATACAATCCTTAGCAACAGCTGCCTTGGACATTGAGGATTCACTGCTAGATGAATCAAAGGAGGAGATGTTAGTTACCTTTGGTACTACAGTAGATACCCTGGTAGATACTTTAACTAACACTAAGTATATCATAGGAGGTACTAGTCATTGACAAGTGTAAGAGCACAAGTAATCACCAGACGTACATACAATAGACCTACGGAGACAGGGTATGAAACATGGGAGGACACAGTTGATAGAGTCATCCGACATCAAGGGTGGCTTTGGGATAGAGCTTTAGGTAAGCCCTTCCCTGAGGGTACAGATTATCAGGCTATCTGTCCTGAGCTAGAAGAGTTAAGACAGCTCATGTTAGAACGTAAGGTAATGGTATCAGGTAGGACACTGTGGTTAGGAGGAACAGATGTAGCTAAGAAGCGTGAGGCTTCTCAGTTTAATTGTGCACACTTAAAAGTGGAGACTATCCATGATGTGGTTGACTCTTTATGGCTCTTGTTGCAGGGATGTGGCGTGGGATTCACGCCTGTTGTCGGAACACTATCGGGATTCACATCCCCAATCAAAGATGTGTCAATCATTCGTTCAAAACGCACTAAAAAGGGAGGACACGAAGGGAACAAAGAGTCTACAGATTCTGGGACTTGGACGATTACAGTTGGAGACTCCGCTGAAGCTTGGGCAAAGTCTATCGGTAAACTTCTTTCATTCAAAGGGAAAGCTACAAAGTTCGTACTCGATCTCACACAACTCAGACCAGCTGGTCAACGACTCGCAGGATACGGATGGATTAGCTCAGGTGATGGGCCAATATCAAAAGCCTTCTCAGCAATCGTTCGGATTCTAAACAAGAAGTCTGGACAGCTTCTGAGTAAGATGGATATCTTAGATGTTATGAACTGGCTAGGTACTGTGTTATCTTCTAGGAGATCAGCAGAGATAGCCCTGGTCTATCATGATACTCCACAGTGGGAACAGTTTGCAAGAGCTAAGGAGGACTTGTCTTCCTCACCACATCGTGCTCAATCTAATAACAGTGTAGTATTCTGGAGGGAACCAAGTGATAGTGAACTCGACATGGTCTTTCAAATCATTAAAGAATCAGGTGGATCGGAGCCAGGAATTATCAATGGAGAGGAAGCTAGACGCAGAGCACCTTGGTTCTCAGGAGTTAACCCTTGTGCTGAAATACTCCTTGGGAACAAAAGTTTCTGTAACCTTTCCGAAGTTGATCTACTTAAATTCAAGGATGACAGCGGAGGATTGGATCGAGCGTTGTTTCTCGCAGGTAGGGCAAACTATCGCCAGACACTTGTCAACCTCGATGATGGAATATTACAGAGAACTTGGCACGAGAATAATGAATACCTACGTCTCTGTGGAGTCGGACTTACCGGGATCGCCACCCGTGAAGATCTTAATTCATATGATTATAAAAGGTTCAAAAACCTAGCCATCCACGGAGCATACTCTATGGCTGACGAGCTGGGCACTCAGCGTCCTAAAAATGTAACCACTATAAAACCTAGTGGAACACTAAGTAAGATCATGGACACCACTGAGGGCTGTCACAAGCCAATGGGTAAGTACATCTTTAACAATGTTAACTTTAGTATCAATGATCCTATGCTACCTAAGCTAAGGGAAGCAGGGTATCATGTTGTACTGAATCCTACTGATGAGCATAACGCCATCGTCACATTCCCAGTAGCTTGGGAGAACATTAGGTTTGATAAGGAAGGAGATCTTTATGTCAATAAGGAGTCTGCTATTGAACAACTCACACGATACAAGTTACTCATGGATTCTTACGTGGAACAGAACTGTTCGATTACAGTATCTTATAAAGAGGATGAAGTCCCTGCTATTAGAGATTGGCTTAAGTGTAATTGGTCTAGCTATGTTGGTGTTAGCTTTCTTCCCATTACTAATACTACCTACGAATACCTCCCACAAGAAGTAGTCACGGAGTCTAGGTACAAAGAGTATGTAGCACAACTAACTGATGTAGATTTTAGTGACACTGATAGCACACATGAGATAGAAAATGATGAGTGTGAGTCAGGTGTCTGTCCAGTTAAATAAACTTGTCGCCAAGTGCGGTAATATTTCAGACCTTAAGAAGAGAGAATCAATGGATAACATAATTATTACTGATGGATTACTTAAAGAACTCAATGAATGCTTTGGTCCTCAAGGTATACGTAATGCTAAATTGCCTGAGGATTTCTATAAGATCAAAGGGTACATAGAGATACTAGATTATCTCAAAGAAAGACAAGAAGAATTGAGACTGGCTCAGTTCGAGAACACAGAACAAATTACTATAGACAGTAGTTAAAAGGAGAAGAGTGTGTTACAATTATTAAGTGTATTGATGTGTATGGGATCACCTCCTAAACCGCCCCCACCCCCTCCCCCTCCACCGCCTCCTCCTAGTCCTCCAGCTGATATAGCTAAGGTGACTAATAAGACAGCGCAAGCTAAGGCTACGTCTAGAACAAAGAAGAAGTCCAGAGGTAAAGGTGGTCTTAAAACTACTAGTAACTCTGGTCCTACTGGATTGAATATAGGTTAACTATGTGTGTAACTGGTAATAAAACTATAGATACAACTCTAGTTATTGCGGCTACCATTGCAGCCACTGTGGTTGCAGGGCCTGAAGCTGGATACCTAGTCTATGCAGGTATTGGGGCAGCTAGTGGTGCTGCTATGGCTGGTGCTCAAGGAAGAGATCCGCTTACAGGAGCAATCGTTGGTGGTATTACAGGTGGAATAACAGGTGGTTTGGCTCCTCCAGGTGTAGGAGAAGCTGGTCGGATTGCAGCAGACGAAGCTGCTAAAGGATTGACTACGTCTCTAGGGCAGACGTTAAGTAGCTTTGGTGGACAAGCGTTTACTGGAGCAGCTGCACAGCATCTTGGACAGGTAGCTTTAGGTACAGCTGCTGCTGGTGCTCTGGGAGCAATGATGCCAGGTGCTGTATCAGTTTCAGGGTACACTCCAATTTCAGTATCTCAAAGATATAATGAGAACATAGCAACAACAGGGAGTGGTGGCAGACAAGCTGCTGGTTCCTTAGCTTCTGCTATTAAACGTAGTAAGAAAAGAAAATTAACGCAGAGTGATGTAGGTGATCTAAGCATAGACACTGGGTCATTCGCTAACACAGGGTTACAATTAGCATGATGCAAACTAACAAACGCTACTCAAATATGTGCCGTGATAAACAGCTATTCTTAGATGTAGCATGGG